ACCTTCTTCACTGTGGGTTTGATGACCTTCAAAAGAACATCAGCAAGTGGTTTTGCCATGAGTGCAGAACTGGTCGCAATAACAGCAACACCACCAGTGGTCATAACTGTACCTGGACTTGGAAGTCCAGCAACAATCTGCTGCGGAATGGGGACTGCTTCTGTTATCTGAACGCACTCATTTCCCAGCAACTTATATTCAATAACCTTCTTTCGGAAACCCTCTACGAATGTTCCGACAGGTTCCTTTGCTTCCTGTGCTAGTGTAGGACAATCTACCTTTACTGTGGTAGGTGGTGCCGCTTTAGGGATCTCCACCTGCCCTGGTGGTTTTGGTGTTTCTTTCTGTCCAGTATCAACACCAGCAGGAGCAGTAGGAATTATCTGCTCAGGTTCAAAATTAATAGGATTATAACTTGGCACAGTACCATCACAATAAGTCATTGTACCATTTTCATCATCCCGTGTCAATATATTACTATTACCACTATCGGGATGTGACTCAACACAACCAGGCATGTCAACAATAGGTAACCCAATATTTTGTGTTACTGGAACTACTGGTGGTATTGCTTGTGTGTATTGCATCAACCAATCAGGAACTGGAGGAACATCCAAGTCCCTGATTTGGATTTCTCTTATTTCAGGCATTAATCATCGTGATGAAATAATTTCAAAATACCAGAATACAAATGGTAGAAAAAGACATAAAGAAAAAACTTTCCTTCAGTGTCTCTATTCTTTCTTCTTGATGTAGTCATGAATCACCTTTCTATTAGAACTATTTAACAGGTATAATACCACCCGTTACTGAGGGGACATTTGTCTTTGACATAACACCACCAGTAGCAGATGGCATTGAAGGCATTGCCGACTTAACCATCCCTGGGAGTGCTCCTGTAACTGCTTTAGTTACTTCTTCTGTTGCCTTGATACGGACATCTTCAATGATTGCATCTTTGTTAAGGAAGAGATATGCTCCACCACTAACAACTCCAAGTGATACGAGTCCTGATAGAATTGCTACCACGTTTACTAGTTTCTGCATTACTTCTTTTTACCCCCGTTCTTAGCTTTCTTTGCTGTTGCGTTGCCCTGGTTCTGCTTCTTGTTGTTCGCAGTCCCCTTCTTGCCCTTGTTCGGACTCTTGGACATCTTCTTCTAATTCCTTAAATGATAGGCGCAAAATATATATGACACAATATGCCGTAAATGCAAGTCCACAGCATAAAAGAATAATAACTGACCACACTGGATCATTTAGATTTTCATGGGATCTCAGAAGTAATTCCATGTAAGTACTCCTTTTCTGCCTGATAAGGAACTATTTTTTTAGTTTTCAATTCCCATGCATGAATTATGTCTGGTATTAACCACTCATCTATGCGAGAGCAATGATCCCAATTAGCAGGAACAGTTACACAAGGGATGATCACAGTAGACCAAAATGCTACAGCATAATTTATAATAGTTAGCATAATGTATCATCTCCACTTTTTATAATTTATAGAAGTATCATTCCAATCACCATCATCAAACCAAGGATCTCTGATGCGAATATCATCAAGGCCCTCTACTTCTGATGGTCTAGTTTCAACAATTGGTTTTGGTTTATCTTCTTCTTCCCAAGTTTTTATGATCTCATTGACTTGTTTATCAACATCAGTCATCTCCATATCAACTTTACCCTGAACCCACATAGTCCATAACCACTCAATAAAACCTAGAGCAAGGTGATTGATGGGAAACTTTTGTTTGTTTGCCCATCTCTTGCTCTTAGTATACCAATTTTCTTCTCCACCCCAATAATACTTAAATTTATATTCCATTAGTCACAATCCTTAGTCATGGTGGCGATCTCTCCACCAATCTCAGCACCAGTGTTTCCACCAAACATTGTTATCCATCCTGCTGCCAACCAACCAATATAAGGAATATTAGCAAACATTGGGGCAGCAGAAGCACCAATACTAGTTCCAACCAATCTACCTGCATTTTCGCCACCACCTTCCGCCTTGATGCACTCTAGTTTTTGTGCAGTCAACTTTCCCAACTCACCACCCTGGAGATGTGTCGCTCCGTCCATGGTGTACTGTTCCTGTTGGATAATTTTTGTGTCCCCACCAATACCGAAGAAACCATTCTTCTTCACAACAATCTTATCTTTACCCATAACAGTGGGGGCATTAGATCTGTATTGGATACGATATCCATCCTTATATGCTTCTACCTCATAGGCAGTGTAATCACCCACAGGTAAATTGATGATAGGAACTTGAGTTCTATTCATTAGGTGTCCAATAACACCCAAATGAGAGATACCAAAAACGGTCCCCACAGTGAGCAGTGCCCACTTAAATGAAGACCGTTGAGGTTTATTTACAATTGGTTGTGGTTCTTCAGAACCAGAATTCTTGGTGAACATACATCATACCGTTGGCATAATAGGTGGTTCTCCTCCCTTCTTATCTGGTGTTACACCAGCAATCTGAAGAGGTGCTTGTTCAATACGAATGGTCTGAGCAGGTGCTGTCTGTGCTGCAGCAGCAATCAGTTTCTCTAAGTCTGCCTTAGAAATACCACCGTTAGCACCACTCATCTTCATTGTCCCATCACCAGACTTCTTCGCTGTCTGGACACCAAAGGTAGCTAAAACTCCAGTGAAGACCGATGCGATGAAAGTGGGGTCAAGTTTCTGCTCAGGAATACCCAATGCAGCAGGGAGTTTAATGTATGCCAGAGTAAGAATGCCGCCTGACCAGACAAGAATTCCAAGACGGACCATTGTACTGATTGCTTCCAACTGACTTTCATGATCAGTTGCAGCATCCTTCAACTTACCCATAAAACCTTTTTTCTTTTCCTCCTCTTTGGGAGTTTCCTTTACCTGTTCAGACATTTGACCAGAAGCGATGCACTGCTATTTAGTCAGATATCCTTCTTCACGCAACCATTTTTCAGTTAAAGGTGTTGGTTTGTAATCCGTCCACATAGTGCCAGCAGCACATGACTTAAGCGCAGCAGCAGTCATTCCTTCAGTCTTACCTGCCCACTTTGCCTCTGATTCCCAAGGCACAGCAGACTTAGGATAAGTTTTCTCTACAATGTCACGCCAGATTTGTGGAACCTCTTCCTCTGGTTTGATGATAGCAATCATAGAGTTCTTGATAGAACCTGCCATACAGTCCTGTGCAGCGTGCCATCCTTCGTGACGCATTACAGTCATAAGGACGGAAGGACGATGCATAAAAGCATCATTCAGATAAAAGTTATTGGAGACAGTATGATAGACACCACGGTGTCCTACAGGGAAATACTTTTCATGCCCTAGAAAAACCATAACTCCGATTTTATCAAGGGATAGAAGCATCGCATCAAACTCTGCAGCGACACTACTGTAATCAGAATCAGGATAATTGCGCTGAATATCTGATATGGATCTGACTCGTCGGACATCTTCGGTGCATTCTCGGACTAACATGCAACCCATAGAATCCATCGTATAGAATCCTTTTTTGATTTTAGATTCACTTGCTAGTGCTGGAGCAGCAAGCAAAGTAGATCCAATCAATCCAAGCAATAGTTTTTTCATGGTGAATAATACGCTTGATAGTATTTAACTATCCCACTGGTAGACACATTTCCCTGAGAAACCCAATCATGGGCACATTCATAAATGGTCTTAAGTGAATATTTTGATGATCCATCTGGATTAGTATATTCACTTGATCCAAATCTAGCCATCAAAACATTCAGTGCTTGCTGACGGAGTTCCATCTTTCCGTCATCATATCTCCAATCTAATGAAGTCATGTCAAAACTAATTTTTTAGTGTAATTGTAAGAATAGTGTTCCCTGTGACCTTTGACTCCCCATCCCAACCAGTAGTAAGCACCAACCATATATTGGTGAACGGGTTGTCCACCACCTTCAAATTCAGGTAGAACTTTTTGGAACTGAGGTTCATTAATCATGTAACGAACTTGACAATCAAGAGCACTTGGATTGCAACCATAACGTTTGGCGAAGTTACCAAGTCCTCTATATCGTCCAATAGAAGTCCATTGAATTAAACCATAACCACCACGGTGACACTTTTCATAAGGAACAATGGCACCACCTTCACAGACATTAGGACGGAAACCAGATTCTGCTTTAATGTTTCCCATGATCGTTGCAAGGGCATTGCGATCAAAGATCTTGGTTCTTTCTTGAAGTTGTTCAAGAACGTATTGTTCATTCTTGTTACAACCAGGACAAGTCCATTTTTTCTCTACTACTTCTAATTCAATTGCATTTTCTTTGTTCACCGAAACATCCACTGGAGGTGGATTTTTAATTTCGTTGATTGTAGGATATGCACAAGCAGCAATCGGAATTGCGAGAAAAGATAGAATGGATAGTCGTTTAAGCATTTAATTAACAGAATTCATCATCCGAAATGAAATCGCACTTCTCTCGGCACGGGGTATTTAGCAAAAAGGGGAAGAACTAAATCTTCCCCAGTATACCAAATTTATTTGAGCGTGTCAACAGCAGCGAGTGCTTTTTGACGAAGGTCCTCAGGAAGAGGTACATAACCAAGACTATCAGACTTACTTTGTGCTTCTTCACTCAACATATAACGCAAAGTGTCCTTAACGGCAGCATTCTTAGGTGACTCAGGATATGCCAGAATCCAAGTCAGGGAGACGATAGGATAAGCATTCTCACCTGCGGGGTTAGCATCAGCACCACGCAACTTATCATCAAGCACGATCTTAGAAAGACCTGCAGCAGATGTTTCAGCAGAAGCGGTGACATAATTGCCATCCTTGTTTTCTAGGGCAACTTGTTGAAACTTACCACCAGAAACATAACCATAGTTCAGGTAACCAATAGCACCATCAACCTGTTTGATTTGTGCGGCAACACCAGAGTTTCCTTTGGCACCTACACCAACAGGCCACTTCACTGCTTTACCAGTGCCAACCGTTGCCTTCCATTCAGGAGAGAATGCAGACAGAGAGTTGGTGAAACCTTTGGTAGTACCAGAACCATCAGAACGATGGACGGTAGCAATCTGTTTATCAGCACAACCGAAGGCAGACCAGTTG